TTCAACCGCTTCCCGCAGCTGCTGGTATTTCTGACTTCGCACAAGTCGGCAGAGGCAGAGAAGACCTCGATCAGGTGGAACGGGGAGTATCTCTTCGAGCCAGAGTCTATATGGCTTAAGGTTAGCGATGAAGATGTTCTGCAGTTTGGCAGGGATATCCCTGAGGGGGAGGGTTCCGGACTAAAGATGGTGTTAGGAGCTGTTTTATTAGTTGCGGCAGTTGCACTTGGGCCAGCAGGGTGGGCTGTAATAGGTTCTAACGCTGCATGGTTTATAGGTGCTATGGGTGCAGGTCTCATGATCGGTGGCCTCTCAGAAATGATCATCGGCTCCCCCAAGCTCCCGAGCGACCCAACCTCCAACACTTCACCCACGTACGCGTTTTCTGGCATTCAAAATACCACTGCCGCAGGCACACCCTCCTCTATAGTCTACGGAACACACCGGGTCGGGGGCCACCTCACCAACGTCTACACCCAGGTCCAGTTTGATCAGAACAACTACCTCTTCGCCCAGCTGGCCCTGTCTGAAGGTGAAATAGCTGACATAGAAAAAATAGAGATTAACAAACGCCTTGCCGAGGATTACCAGGGAGTGTCTCTGTACTGGAGAACCGGTACATCAGAACAGCCTGTCCCGGCCAAGGTACTGAGCATAGAAGAAAACGCCTCCAACACCATTGAGTACCCGTGGGAGACATTACTTTTTACCAGCAGGGAAAGCGTTGTAGAGGGCGAGTATCCTCACACCGAGGTAGTTGTAGCCAACGCGTTACACACGGTTTTCAATAGTGTGACCTTAAGTATTTATAACGAATTTGACCGGTCCCACCTGAACGAAGGGGACTTTTATGTCTGGTTGGAAACTCCGACCCGTGAAATGCTTACCATCAAAAAGAGTCAATACTACGGCGGGGATCAGACAGCCCCGATGGTATTTGACCTTGGTATAGACTGGTCGGATGGTTTTATTATCTGCTCCAGTTCCCGCCCGTGGGACAGTTATGAAGTGCCTGCATATTCTGGTGGGGAGAGCGGCGACTGGGACGCCTATACCGCTTACACCAGCTACTGGAGCGGTGTTTTCAGGCTGAGATCAGTGACGATGGCGGACCTCCAATCGGAAGTGCGTGACGTTGATGCCGCCATGTACGGCTTTAACACTGTACAGACTACGACGTCATACAACCTGCCCATAATAGCGCAGCAAGACAACTATACCGCTGGCGGGGCGTGGGTACCTACCAGGACTGCTGTAGGCTCCATATACCTGACGATTGTTGCTCCGATGCTGACTGATCATGCAAGCGCATGCAGTGTTGATTTCAAAGTAGGATACCGACCGGCAGCAAAAATTACCGCCGAAGATTACATCTATAAGTTTGTCACCCACAAGGATAATGTCATACCTGAGGTGTTCACGATCAGCTCCGCCCATGGTACCTCGTCTGAGACCTACAAAGGTGTGGTCATCGACGGACTCCCTGTTGCTCTATGGGAAGTGGTGGTCTGGCGGGAGACCGAAGATCACAGCGGAGACCTTAACATCATTGATGACATCATCCTCAAGGATGTTACCGAAGAAATTCCCGGTGGTCATATTTATCCCCACACTGCACTGCTGGGGGTCAAGATCAAGGCAGGCGAGCAACTGTACGGGAGTTTACCTACCATCACGTCACTAGTGAAAGGGGTTAAGGTCAGTCTACCAGCGGGATATGATGGAACTACCCGCAGCTGGACAGCTCAGTGGAACGGGGAGATGGCACCCGCAAAAGCCTGGACCGACAATCCGGTGTGGTGCCTGTATGACCTTATCACCAACAAACGCTACGGTCTGGGAGACTATTTCAAACTGGCCGAAGCAAAGAAAGGGCTATTACTGGCAAACTTTGTCGAGATGGCAAATTACTGCGATGAGCGCCTGAACCTTGATGGTTCTGAGGGTACAATAGTTGTACAGACAACTGTTACCGGTGCAAAGGTACTGTATAAGCCGGTAGTGACGGTAGACGGTACGACTTTGTCAGATTACGAGATAGCACGCCCACGCTTTTCCCTGAACCTGGTACTGGACGAGTCCAAATCCGCCATAGAGTGGCTTAACGTCATCTGTGCCTGCATGCGTGCCACCTTGTTCTACACAGAAGGGTGTCTGTTTATAGACATTGACCGTCCCAAACCGATAACGCAGCTGTTCACGATGAGTTCCATAGCCGACTACACCCAGTATCAGTCATCGCGGTCAAGCATTCCTAACACGTATGAAGTGCAGTTTGTGGATAAAGATCGTGGCTATGAGCAAACATTGCTCACCGTAGAAGATCCAGCCTTTCAGGAAGATCCTACTATGGAGCAACGCAGCAAGGCGCTGGTGCTGCGTGGAGTGACTGACGAGCGGCAGGCACGTTCGCTGGCAAAATATGCCCTCTACGCAGGCAAACTTGCTCGTACCCTAGTGTCCTTCAAGACCGGCACTCAAGGGCTCCGCTCGATGGTAGGGGATGTTATCGGAGTGCAGCACGATGTACCACGCTGGGGGTTTGGGGGTAAAGTTGTTTCCTGTGATACAAGCAACCCCAGCATCTATGTACTAACTCTTAGCACCGAAGTAGAAATAGTTTCAGGAAATGAATACAAGATATGCATCTCATCAGCCAATCCTTTAGATCTTCCGGAGACTATTGATGTTTTGGAGGAGGCAGGGATCTCTAACACACTGAGTATTGTTCCCCCTACGTTTGTGCCGGTAAAGGGTGATGAATTTATACTGGGACTGACCTCAAACACGGTGAAGTCTTTCAAGATTGCATCACTGAAAAGAGACTCTGATGAGAAAATAGAAGTGACAGCGGTTGAGTACGTAGAGGGTTTGTACGCCGCAGCAGATAATATCACAGACACAGGTGTCATAGGGGTTTCTCCCTATCAGCAAGTGGACACGCCTTTAAGGGTATCAATACGGAATCTCAGAGTGGCAGCTAAGGTTTACACAGATTCCACCGGGCTGTTGAAGACCGGGGTGGTTGTTACCTATACTCCTCCCACGAGCACCTACTGGGTCGGGGCAGTCCTGCAGTACGGGCGTGATACCTATAGCACCACCCTGCCGGTAAATAATGACGGTTATATCTTTATCCCTGAGGTGTTGGAAGCGGGGCTTTACAAGTTTGTGCTCCCCTCCAGGTACAAGGACGGCACACAGCAGACTGTAGCAGAGGCGCTGGCTAGTGGCGCACGATATGAACTGGAGATTTCTCCTAACGTGGAGGCGTCACCTTCGTTTATGTCCGGAGTAACCGGTCTGACTATAGAGAACCGGGCTAACGACGATACCTTTCTCGGGAAAGACTGCATTGTCACCTGGAGAAAACCGCTGGTAGTGGATCTGGGTGTAGCTGCGGGAGAAGAGGTTAACGGTGCCGCAACAGTGCAGACAAACAACCTGCTGTCCTATTATGAGGTGGAAGTTACCAACGTAGAGAACGTGGACGGAGTTTTGATCAGTTTACCAAAAGCAAGCCGCAGGAAGATAAAGACGGTAGACGAGCGATTCCGGTATACCCACGAAATGAACCACGAAGACGGGGTTGCACGCAACTTTTCTATTTCAGTGACCGCTGTGGATATTTTAGGCCGTGCCTCAGCCCCTAAAACCATCATCTGCAGCAACCCGGCACCGGCAGCAATACCACTATCCTGAAGTATCAACACGTAATGTAACAGGAGATGCAATGATTACAGTTACCCCTTTTATCAGATCTTTCCACGTTTCCTTCAGCCCCCTGAAAGATCTGGACATGGTTGGCTATAAAGTTCATGCCGTACCTGCTGCTCAGATGGTTAACGGAGATTTTATCCCTACAGGAGACAACCCTCCGGAGGGGAACCTGATATACGAAGGCCCCTCCACCTTCTGTTCCTACGTCCTGCCAGAGGGTATAAAGGCAGGGACCTGGTATGTGAAAGTCTGTGGCTACGATACTTTCGGAGAGGACGTGCTCAACTACTCCTCCCCGATAGGGGTTCTGGTAGAGGATCTGCAGATCATGCCAGATGAGCTGTTTAGCACGGCACGCACTGACTTTTACCTGCGGGACGCCACGTTCCTCTTTGGGGATATTGACCCGATCACCGGAGCGATAACCAATGCGACGAGGCTGTCGTGGGATGCAGGTTTTATCGACCGCGCTGACAAAACCTATATCCTTACTCCTGGTACCCTCGCAGACGGCAGTGATTCCTACATTATTGCCACGCTGACCGAGGGGTCTCCGGGGACTGCAACTATCAGACAGTCTGCGTTTGGTTCAGGTCTTCCGGAAATAGAGACCACCGAGATCATTCTGGCAGTGACATCCACCGAACCCCTGTCTGGCACAAATAACTATGTGGCATATGTCCGTCAGGCCAACAGCGCCATGTTTGAAGGGGCATACATACGTAACGCCACTATAGGGGACGCCAAGTTGTATGGCACGTTATCCGCCAACCGTATTACTACGCTTCACGGAGGGGTGGTGATAAATGATCACGGCATTACTGTCACAAACATTATAAGCAGTGCGGACGCCGCAGCAGCAGCAGCAGCCACGGCATCCGAAGATTCTATCGCCGCAGCCGCCACGGCATCCGCCGCGCAGGATACCGCCAACAGTGCAAACACAGCCCTACTCAACATAGCAAGTGACAACATTTTATCGCCCAGCGAAAAGCCCTCAGTAGTACAGGACTACTCGGTTATCATTACAGAAAAGACCGCCCTGGATACACAGGCAACTGCCTTTTCAATAACAACTGAGAAGACTGCATATGACTCCGCTGTCACAGCCCTGACTACCTATTTAGGAACCTTGTCAGGGTGGAACACTGTTCCGGGTGATGATGTAGCAATAGTGGGTACTACATTTAGAAGTAATTTTGCTAGTGTCTACACAACAAAACAGACGTTGCTAAACGCCATAGCAGCAAAGGCTAAGGCTCTTGCAGACGCTGCTGCTGCAGCAGCGTCAACTGCACAAGGTACAGCTAACTCGGCTGAGAGTACTGCAAGTACTGCTTATAGCACAGCGGTAACAGCATTTAATGCAACAGGAAAGTGGGATAAGAGCGGCTACCCAACCTTCATCGACGGCACTAAAATTTATACCCAGGATGCATATGTAGGGTCGCTGCAAATACAAGGTAACGCCATTACCGTTCCCTACTTTCTTTCTTTTGCGGCTTCCATTAGCTTTGATGCAACTGATCCCGCAAACACCTATTATTATTTAGGGCCTGCTATTATTAGTATGCCCTCTCCACCTGCGTCAGGAGGTATGGGTTTTTACATTACGGGGTTTGTAAAGCTGCTGGCATATTCTGGGGTAGCAAATTGGTCATTAGCTTTTAAATACAGCACTATTAACAGCCCAACGGGTGGGACCGAAGTAACTTCCACTATACACAATACTACTATGATAGTAGGCACCACAGTAGTGCAACCTATTTCAGCATATATACCAATAACTGCGGCTGGTACATACTATGTTTGGCCTAGTATTAAGAGGGACGCGGCTAATTCGTACGGGTTGATAGGCAGCTGCTGCGTAATGGGGGCAAAACGATGAGTACTTTTATATCTGCAGCTATATATGATATGGCTTCTGGGGCAGTAAAGAGGTTTGTGTGTTGTGAGGTCAGTTGTCTAGATTTGAGTGTGATGGGCGGAGAATCCTTTTATCTTAACTGCCCAGAAGAGGCGACACATATTAAAGATTGCGTGGCGGTAACCCTACCCCCCTCTTCAGGTGCCACGCTGCAGACCTTACGCATGAAGCGTAATAACCTTCTGACAGCCTGTGATTGGACACAAACCTCAGATGCCCCACTAACGGCGATAAAGAAAGAGGAGTGGGTTTCATACAGACAAGCTTTACGGGATTTTACTGAAACGTGTGATCCTTACAATCCTGTATGGCCACAACTACCTGTTTAATAATTTAATCCTTTAGTGCGTATATAAGATAACAGTAAGCAAGAGGAGCCCTGATGCAATACACAGCCTATTCAGTTTCCGTAGAGAATAATTCAAATATAATCACTGGTGCTGTTGGTACTAAATTTCTGTCTAAGGTGAAGGCAGGGAACTCCTTTAAGGTCAAAGGAGACCTGGTAGTCTATACTATTTCGTCCGTAGTCTCCGACGAAGAGTTTAGGCTTTCTGCCCCGTTTATGGGTACTACTGCCGCTGGTGTTCAATACCAAATAACCACCGACTTCACTGCCAACTTTGGTTTCAGTGAAGTTAACGCAGGGGATCAGGATTGGGCAACCCATCTTACCCAGGGAATGATCCGTAAGGTTGATGCTACTCTTGCTTTAGTATCTACCGGAAAAGTCTGGAAGGGTACGTGGAATGCAAGTACTAACGTACCTGCAATTCCTGTTGCTGCTGTAGGTAACGCAGGGTGGGCCTACGAAGTAGCTGTACCCGGTAGTACTTCCGTTGGGGGAGTAATTACGTGGTTAGTAAGGGATATGCTGGTTAGTAACGGTGTGTCCTGGTTTAGGGTTCCTACCTCGGATATTGTTGCAGCGGACGCTGCACTCTCTGCCACTGCTTCAGCAGATACGGCTACAGACAAAGCGGGGGAAGCAAATACTTCTGCTATTGCTGCTGCTGCGTCTGCAGATGAAGCCGCAGGGTTGGTAGTACAGGCACTTGATGGTGCTGTAGTTGGTCCTGCCGCAGCAATCAATGATGATATCGCTGTGTTTGATGGGACAACCGGCAAACTTGTAAAAGATGGTGGCGTAAGGCTTGCTGATCTTGCCACTGCTGGACATAACCACAGCCTGAATGATCTAGTAGAAAAATCATATAACTCACTGACTGATAAACCAACTATCCCTACTGAGTACGCTCATCCCACTGGTGATGGTAACTTGCACGTACCGGCAAACAGTACTACCAATTCAGGAAAGGTACTGACTGCCAGTGCCACTGCAGGAACTTATACATGGGAGACATCCGTAGGTGGTTTAACTGCAGAAGCAAAGACAGTCGCATTCACGGCAGTTAAAGATAAACGATATATCTGTGATACTACAACTGCAGCGTTTACTTGTACTCTTCCTGTTGCTCCTGCTGTAGGTGATTATATTGAGTTCCAAGATGCAGGATCAACGTGGAGTACTAATGCACTAACGCTATCCAAAGGTACTCTAAAGATCAATGGGGCAGCAGAAGACTTCGTGTGTAACGTGGATGATATTCAAGTAAGTTTGACCTATGTATCAGCAGCGTTTGGGTGGCATGTGACTGTTGCTGCCTCTACACTTGAAGCTGCTCCTCATGCTATTGGATCACATACTGATTGGCCTATTGCAGTTACGATGACTGAGGTTGGTTATCTTGATGGAGTTACTTCGGGGATACAAGCACAACTTAATACAATCCCTTCAATTACAGGACTTGCTGCTATTACCTCAACCATCACCGATGGAGATACCACTCATGCTCCTGATGGCAACAGTGTGTTTGATGCTCTAGCAAGTAAACAAGCAACATTAGTTCCAGATGCTCAACTATCAAGACAGATGCTCGTAGATTGCGGCCACACATTCCTCGATAAAGGTGATTCAAGCACAACTCCACAGACTCTCGACTTCACTACAGGATCACACCAGAAGATCACCACCACAGGTGCTTTTACACTCTCTACATCTAATTGGCCTCCCACTGGCAACCTCGGAGAGATGCTGCTTGAGCTGGTTAACGGTGCTTCTGCTACTATCACATGGCCTACTATTTCATGGGTATTGGATACCGGAGCTTTCACAACTACCTTCTCAGCAAATGGCGTAACGCTGCAATCCTCTGGTACTGATTTTGTGTGTCTCTGGAGTCGTGATGCAGGGACTACGATACATGGGAAGGTGATACGGTGAGTATACTAGCCAAGGCCCGAATGGGAGGTAAGAAGAAGCTGTTCGTGGATGATGTGTTTAGTACCTATTTGTATACAGGTAATGGGGCTACACAGACGATCGACAATGGGATTGACCTTGCTGGTAAGGGTGGGATGGTTTGGACGAAGGAGCGTGGCTTGAGTGCGGGTCATGTTCTGATTGACACAAACAGAGGTGTTAGTTCCTTACTATCATCAAGTACTACAAACGCCGCAGAGTTTATTGCTGGTTACGATGTGTCGGCATTTAATTCAACAGGCTACGATGTCACAAGTGGTCATGGGTCTGTTAATACAGCAGCTCGTACCTATGTTGGATGGACATTCCGCAAAGCCCCTAAGTTCTTTGATGTGCAAACCAAAGTGCACACAACAGGCACACCCTCAACGGTGGACCTGTCACCCCTTGGCACTGTCGGCATGGTTATAGTTAAGTGTACAGGCTCAACCTCAAACTGGCCCACATGGCATCGTTCGCAGACAGCAGGGAAACTAACACAGTTCAACTGGACTTACGCTGAAGCCACTGAGGCAACCATAAGCATCTCTGGAACCACGCTTACCATTGCCAGTACTACAGCATCAGGAACGTATGTTGTCTATGCTTGGGCGCATGATAGTGGTGCTGATGGGCTGGTACAGTGCGGGAGTTATGTAGGGAATGGTTCGGCAACAGGACCGGTTATCGCTCTTGGCTGGGAACCTCAGTACGTGATTCTTAAGCGAGCTACAGTAAGTGACGGTAACTGGGTTGTAACGGACTCAATGCGTGGAATACCTACCGGATCAAATGATGCGACCTTAAATGCGAACACTAATGATGCAGAAGGGTCCTTCGATACTATCAACCTATCCCCCACAGGTTTTACTGTTACTGCGATTACTGATGGTGTCAATAATGCTGGTTCAGTTTACATCTACCTAGCAATCCGCCGCCCGAACAAGCCGCCTACGAGTGGGAGTCAGGTTTATAATGCGATTGCTAGGACAGGCACGGGGGCTGCTGCCACGGTTACTGGGGTTGGGTTTGCACCGGATCTCTGCGCTGTGCATGGTCGTAACATTGCATCTCAACCAATCTTTAACGATCGTTTGCGCGGGGCTGAAAAAGACTTATTTCCTAACCAGACTACCGCCGAAACAACGCAGACTTCCATCACGTCTTTTGCATCAATGGATGGAGTAACTTTTGGTACTGATAGCGGTGTAAACCTAGCAACATACAACTACATCAACCACTTCTTCCGCCGCGCTCCCGGATTCTTCGATATAGTAGCCTACACCGGCACAGGTGTCGCTCGTACCGTGGCGCATAACCTTGGGGTTGCTCCTGAGTTGATGATTGTGAAGAGCAGAAGCAACGGAATTTCTTGGTATGTGACAGGAGATGCTTTTGCCGTAACTGAAGACATTATTTTAGATTCAACTGGGGCGAAGCTAACTAATGCTAGCTTGCGCTGGGATAGTACACGCCCAACAGCATCAGTATTTAGTATAGGAACAGGTACGCAGACTAATACATCTGCGGCGACATACGTCGCCTACCTCTTCGCCTCCCTCCCTGGTATCTCCAAAGTCGGATCATACACAGGCAACGGTACAAGCCAAACGATCAACTGCGGATTTGCAGCAGGGGCAAGGTTCGTCCTGATTAAGCGCACAGACAGTACAGGCGATTGGTTTGTATGGGACACTACAAGGGGTATTGTCGCCGCAAATGATCCTCACTTAAGCCTCAACACAACAGCAGCAGAAGTAACTACAGATGACTCTGTTGATCCAGATGCAACTGGCTTCATCGTCAATCAGGTAGTAGCAACCAACATCAACGTAACCAGCGCAACCTATATCTTTTTGGCGGTATCCTGATATGGCAAGAGATGAATTTATAAAAGCGTACACACAACAGAAATCAAACGCCAAGCAGCGCGGCATTGATTTTGAGATATCGCTAGAGGACTGGAAAGGTATTTGGGTTGCATCTGGTAAATGGGACGATAGGGGTCGTGGTGCTAATAAATACTGCATGAGCCGGTTTGGTGATAAGGGTGAGTACGTTGCTGGCAATGTATTCATTCAACTAGGTAAGCACAACGTTTCAGAAGGAAATCTCGGTAAGCTGGATTCTGACGAAACGAGGAAGTTAAAGTCAAAAGCGATGATAGGCACTTTGCATCCTTGGGCAGCAGGTAAGAACAATCCAATGCATAGGCCAGAAGTCAAAGCAAAGATGTCTTTAGCTACTGGCGGTGGGAATCATTACAATGCAAGAAGTATTGTTACTCCATATGGGGTCTTTGCTACTGCGGGACTTGCAGCAGAGGCATTAGGTATGAATAAAGTAACCGTAGGGTGGAGAGCTAGGCACAATAAGTTTGGTTTTTATTTTCTCGCAATCGAATAAGGAGCAACCATGTATATCAATGAAACAACACAGCAGTACCCCTTATCTGAGCGTGAGATACGGGAAGTATTCCCTAACACATCCTTTGCAGAACCATTCAATCCTGATGGCTTTGCAGTGGTCTTCACTTCACCACAACCTAGGTACAACCAGTACACCCAGACATGCCGTGAAGCTACCCCGCTGGTCACTGACAAGGGTCATTGGGAGCAGCAATGGCTTACTATGGACTTGGAAGGTGAAGAGCTTACAGTAGGGCTACAGTGGCAAGCGGATGATCTGGCGACAGCAGATGCACAGCGTATCGCATCTCTCTGGCA